CTCTCTTAAAGTAGAGATTGCTGACTCTGCAACTTTTGCATCATGGGCAAACAAAGGAAACTTCGATAGAATTCCTGGCACTTCTGCTTCAGTTGCTGCTGCAGGTGGTTCGGATGACGAACTTCATGTACTAGTAATTGATGAAGATGGTTTGTTTACTGGAACTGCTGGTTCAGTTCTAGAAACTTTTGCTCATGTATCTGCTGCAAGCGATGCTAAAAAGTTCGACGGATCTAATAATTTTTACAAAGATGTAATTAACTCACAGTCAAGATTTGTCTGGTGGATGGATCATCCAACTGTCACAGGTACTGCATGGGGTGCTGCTTCAAGTGGTACTACTTATGGTGACCTTGCTGCAGTTTACTCAGTAAGTCTTATAAATGGAGTAGATACTGCACCAACTGATGGTGATATTCAAACTGCTCTTAGCATTTTTGCTAATGACGAGCTGTATGACATTTCACTAGTTATGGTTGGTAAAGCTCCAGCAGTCACTGCTACTTATGCAATTAACAATATTGCTGAAGTAAGAAAAGACTGTATGGTATTCTGTTCTGCTGAAGATGCTTCAGGAAATACTATCCTAGCAACTGATGCCGACCCAGTGGGTGACATTACTACTTACCGAAACTCATTACCAAGCTCATCTTATGGTGTGCTTGATACTGGTTCTAAATACCAGTACGACAGATACAACGATAAATATAGATATGTACCACTAAATGGTGACATAGCAGGTCTCGCTGCAAGAACTGACTATGACCAAGATGCTTGGTTCTCACCAGCTGGTGCTTCTAGAGGTCAAATCAAGAATGTTGTTAAATTAGCATTCTCGCCAAACAAAACTCAAAGGGATACTTTATACCAAGCTGGTGTAAACCCTGTTGTAACATTCCCAGGAAATGGTACACAACTATTTGGTGACAAGACTCTACTTTCTAGCGAATCTGCATTCAACAGAATCAATGTTCGTAGATTGTTTATCGTACTAGAAAAAGCGATTGCGATTGCTGCAAAAGCACAGCTCTTTGAATTCAACGATGAGTTCACAAGAAACGACTTTAAAAACGCAGTCAATCCTTTCTTAAGAGATGTACAAGGAAGACGAGGAATTACAGACTTTACAGTAGTTTGTGACTCTACTAACAACACAGGTGATGTAGTTGATAGAAACGAATTCCGTGCAGATATATTCATTAAACCTAACAGAGCAATTAACTTCATTACTCTTACATTTGTAGCTAGTAAATCAAGTGTAGACTTTAGTGAAATTGGTGGCTAAATATAAAAAAGGAGAAATAAAACATGGCTAATATTGCTGACTTTAAAGCGAACATGACTGGTGGTGGAGCTCGTCCCAATCAGTTCCGTGTTGACTTACAATTCCCTTCTTATGTCACTGGTGGAAGAGTTGCTGCTGTACAAGGACAATTTCTTTGCAAAGCTGCACAATTACCAGCTAGTACATTAGAAAACTTGCCGATCCAATATAGAGGTCGTGCTGTAAACTTTGCTGCGGAAAGAACTTTCGCTCCGTGGACTATTACTGTTTACAATGACACGAACTTCGGTATTAGGAACGCAATCGAAAGATGGCAAAATGGAATCCAAGAGTATGCGACTACAGAAGGTCGTACAAACCCTGCGGATTACCAAGCTGACTTGCTTGTAACACAATTAGATAGAAATGGTGCAAGTGTCAAAACTTATAAGTTTGTTGATGCTTTCCCTCTATCAATTGGTATCGTACAGTTAGACTACGACACAACAAATGCTATTGAAACATTTGATGTAGAGTGGCAGTACAACTTCTTTACAAGTGATACAGCTGAGAGTGGTGGATTAGGAGTTAATGTTTCAGTAGATACACCTATTGGTTCGTTCCCAATCAACATTTAATTATTAATAAAGGTGAATAAATTATGGCTGAATTTTTCGGTTTCGAAATTACACGGAAGAGGAATAGAGAACCTTTAACACCTGTCGCCCCATCACGAGATGATGGGTCTACAGTACTGACGGATGTTAGTGCATACTATGGTGTTACACTCGACCTTGATAATTCGATAAGAAGTGAAAATGCTTTAATCAAAAGATATCGTGAAGTCTCGCAGTACCCAGATTGTGATGGTGCGATAGAAGATATAACTAATGAAGCAATCACAATACAAGATGATGCACCTAGTGTACAACTAGTACTCGACGACCTACCTGTATCAGATAACATTAAAGAAAAAATTCATGAAGAGTTTGGAGAGATCTACGATCTACTCCAGTTTGACCACAAAGGTCATGACATCTTCAAGACTTGGTATGTAGATGGGAGATTATACTACCATCTTATTCTAGACCCAGCTAATCCAAAAGCTGGTATTCAAGAATTAAGATATGTAGATCCTATGAAGATCCGAAAGATTAAGGATATCAAGAAAGAAAAGAACTCTAAAGGATTAGAGGTAGTAAAGAGTCAAGAAGAATATTATATCTACAATGATAAAGGTATAAGCGACTCTAATACTAAAGGGATTAAACTGAGTAAGGACTCAGTTGTATTCTGTCCTTCTGGTAATGTTGACCAGAACACTGGTATAGTTTTATCGCATTTACAAAAAGCAGTAAAACCTGTAAACCAGTTAAAGATGATTGAAGATGCTGTTGTTATTTACAGACTTAGTCGTGCACCAGAAAGAAGAATATTTTATGTTGATGTAGGAAACCTGCCTAAGATTAAAGCAGAACAATATGTCAACGACATTATGAATAAGTATCGAAACAAAGTTGTTTACGATGCTACCACAGGTGAAGTCAGAGATGACAGAAAACACCTGAGCATGATGGAAGATTTTTGGATGCCTAGAAGAGAGGGTGGTCGTGGTACTGAAATCACTACACTCCCTGGTGGGCAAAACTTAGGAGACATTGCTGACATACAATATTTCCAAAGAAAACTTTACCAGTCTTTAAATGTACCTATGTCAAGATTACAAGGTGAGACTGGATTTACTTTAGGTCGTGCTTCTGAAATTACTAGAGACGAACTAAAGTTTAACAAGTTTATTCAAAGGGTCCAAAGAAAGTTCAGTCAGTTTATGATTGATATTCTTAGGATTCAATTAATTGCGAAAGGTGTAATGACCGATGAAGACTTTGAAGATGCTAGATGCGATATCAGAGTTGACTTTTTAGAGGACAATCACTTTACGGAGTTAAAGAATAATGAGTTGCTACAACAACGAGTGGGTATGCTTGGTCAAGTAGAACCATATCTTGGTAAGTTCTATTCGTTAGAGTGGGCAAGAAAAAATATATTAATGCAGTCTGAAGAGGAGATGAAAGAAATCGACGACCAGATTGAAGCAGAAAAGGCAGAGCAGGAAGCTGAGCAAGAACCAGAAGGTGGTAATGAAGTACCAGATATGGATTCTATGCAAAGCACTGACGAACCAGAAGATAATGAAGGAGAAGAATAACCATGGGAACTAAAGAACTAATTGATGCGATTCAAGCAGGTGATGCTGAAGGAATCGAGAATACTTTTCAAGGTGTAATGTCTGCGAAAGTTGGAGATAAATTAGATACGATGAAGAAAGAATTGGCTTCAACGATGTTTAAAACTCCAGAAGAACAGGATGAGATAGCTGGTGAGCCAGAGGTCGAACAGGCAGAAGAAACTCCAGCTGAAACTGTAGAGGAACCAGCTGAAGATGGCGAAGAAGTTTAAAGATATCTATACTGCTTCTTCGGAGGATAGAGAACAACAACTATTAGATAGTATTGAAGTTTCTCTACCAGAGGAAAGGATAGCTGAGTGTATTTCACGACATAGTGATGTTGAAATAACAGATAAACTAATCGAAGAATACATTAATAAAGCGTCCACAACGGATTTTAATATAGATCCTATACTTACAGAGATTAAGTTAAGGTCTATAAATGAGTTTAGAAATAAGCTCGACTATGTATTAAAAGATGGTACAAAGATCGCAATAAGTGAGAAAAACCAAATTTTACTAAATAGTTTACTGAAAGGCAAAGATGAGATCGTATCTCACATGTCTGAGAATAAACAAAACTTTATGGAAGTTTTAAAAGGAGTGTACTAAATGGCAATTGTTAAAACAGTTCTGGCAAAAGATAATCGTAAAGCTATCGTCAGAGTCACTGCAACATCGGCAGGTAATGTCACCATCGATATTGACAGTGATTTAAAACTAACAAACGAGACGATTACTTCTTCTGCTCTTAAAGTTGCCATACAGAAAATCGAATACAGCTGTCAAGCTGCACAAGATATTACTGTCGTACGAAACTCTGTCCTCGTGGCTACAGTCGCACCTGGAGCTCCGAAGATTGAAACTTCTATTCAGGACGAAGGAGACCAAGATATTGTTGTCACTTTTAGTGGTAAAGGTATGATACTTCTTCATCTTTCTAAAATGGGTGGCTTTAATGACCCAGTAGAAACACCAGAGTTTGGTGCTTACGATGACCAGACTGCTGTAGGAAGCTAATATGAAACTAATTAAAGAACATACTGAAACTGTAAACTATCTTATAGAAGAAGATAAAGAAACAGGACAAAAGAATTACAACCTAGAGGGTGTATTTCTCCAAGCTGATATTAAAAACAGGAATGGAAGAATTTACCCTGTAGATGTTCTTGACAAAGAAGTTAAGCGATATGTAAAAGAAAATGTCAAGAAGAATCGTGCGTATGGTGAGCTGGGACACCCTGACTCTCCTACTATCAATTTAGATAGAGTATCGCACATGATAAAAGATTTGAAGCTCGAAGGCAAAAACTTTGTCGGTAAAGCTAAGATAATGGATACACCTTATGGTAAGATTGTTAAATCGTTGATTGACGAGGGAGCAAGTCTGGGTGTGTCTTCTAGAGGGATGGGTTCATTGAAAACTACCAAAGACGGAAGTTCCGAAGTTCAAAAAGACTTCATGCTTGCCACTGCTGCAGATATAGTTGCAGATCCGTCGGCACCTGATGCATTCGTGCGTGGTGTTATGGAAGGCAAGGAATGGATGTTCGTAGATGGTAAGTTTGTCGAGCAAGATATTGATGCTGTAAAAAGTTCAATAACTAAGGCAACAAGATCTCAACTCGAAGAAGCAAAACTTTTCGCTTTTGCGAAATTTTTAAAAGCAATTAAATAACCCATTTTATAAGGAGACTAACATGTCAAGTATAGAACAAAAAATCGCAGAACTCCTTGATGAGAGTAAGAAAGCTGAAGAGCAAATCGAAACTCTAGAGGAATCTGAAGGCTGGAAAAAGACAGCCGAAGAAGGCGAAGCTGAAGCTGCACCTGTAGAAGAAGCACCTGCTGAAGAAGAAGCAGTTGCTGAAGCTGAAGAGTCAGAAGAAGCTGCCGAAGAGGTAGAAGAAATCGAAGAAGGTGAATTACCACCTGCTTTGAAGAAAGCTATCGATAAAAAGAAAAAAGAGAATGGCGACGACGACGACGATGATGACGACGATGACGACGAAGACGAGAAAAAAGAGGGATACATGAACAATTCCAAGAAAAAGGATAAAGATAAAATGATTCCTAAAAAAGAAGAAGTCGAGTCTGATGAAGAAGTTGTAGCAGAAGAAACTGAAGAAGATGAAATCGCAGTAGATGTTTCAGAAGATGTTGAAGCATTGTTGAATGGCGAAGAACTTTCTGAAGAGTTCAAACAAAAAGCTACTACTATCTTTGAAACTGTAGTTGTTTCTAGAGTAAAATCAGAAGTCGCTAAATTCAAAAAAGAATTAGAAGAGTCCAATGCTAAGAGCATTGACGAAGCTAAAGAGAGTCTAGTTGAAAAAGTTGATGGATACCTCAGCTATGTAGTTGAGCAGTGGATAAGTGAAAATGAAATCGCTCTCGAATCTGGTATGAAGTCGGAGATCTTAGATGGCTTCATCAATGGTATGAAGAATCTTTTCGCAGAACATTATGTTGATGTTCCTGAAGAAAGATTTGACCTACTTGCTGACGCACAAGAAAAGGTTGAAGAACTACAAGGTAAGCTCGATGAGCAACTTGAAGCTAATGTAAACCTTTCTAAGAGTGTCAAAGAAATGGAGAAAGCAGAAGTGCTTTCTAAGGCATCCGATAATATGGCTGACACTGATAAAGAAAAATTTGCTGGATTAACTGAAGACCTCAGTTTTGAAGACAAAGAATCTTTTGAGAAGAAAGTCAATACTATCAGAGAATCTTACTTTGCTTCTAAACCAAGCAAAACAAATGTAGAAACTGTTGTGACTGATGAGCCAGTACAGTTAGAAGAAGAAACTAAGAAGTCTATTACAGACCCTAAAATTTCTGCTTATGCTGACATGCTCGACAGAAGCAACAAAAATAATTAATCTATCAACTTTAAGGAGATAAAAAATGGATAGAAAATCATTAATGGAAAAATGGTCACCTATTCTGGAACACGAAGGTGTAGCTCCAATTAAAGACACATACAGAAAAGAAGTCACTGCTGTACTTCTTGAGAACCAGGAAACTGCTATCAAAGAAGAAAAGCAAGCGATGTTTGAAGCTGTACATGTCAATGATGCTGCTGCTCTTCCTGACACAGGTGGTGTTGCCAAATTTGATCCAGTACTAATTTCATTGGTACGAAGATCTGCTCCTCAGATGATCGCTTATGACATCTGTGGTGTTCAACCTATGACTCAGCCAACTGGTCTTATCTTTGCTATGAAAGCAAGATACAGCACTCAAGGTGGTACTGAAGCATTATTTAACGAAGCTGACTCAGACTTTTCTGGTACTGGTACTCACGCAGGATCTAATCCTGTTGATGGTACTTACACAACTGGTACTGGAATGGCTACAGCAGACGCTGAGAACCTTGGTGGTTCTGGTGGAGGAACCTTCCAAGAGATGGCTTTCTCTATCGAGAAAACTTCAGTGACTGCGAAAAGTAGAGCACTGAAAGCTGAGTACACTATCGAACTTGCTCAAGACTTGAAATCAGTTCATGGTCTTGACGCAGAGGGCGAACTTTCTAATATCCTCTCTACTGAAATTCTTTCAGAGATTAACAGAGAAGTTATCAGAACTGTGTACAAAACTGCAAAACCAGGTGCTCAAACTGGTACAGCTACTGCGGGAACTTTCGATCTTGATGTTGACGCATCTGGTCGTTGGTCAGTTGAGAAATTCAAAGGACTTCTTTTCCAAATCGAAAGAGAAGCTAATGCGGTTGCTCAGCAAACTCGTAGAGGAAAAGCTAACTTCATCATCTGTTCTTCAGATGTTGCAAGTGCTCTAGCTATGGCTGGTGTTCTTGACTACGCACCTGCTCTTTCTACTAACCTAAATGTAGACGAAGCATCTACTACTTTCGCTGGTGTCCTTAATGGTCGCTACAAAGTATATGTAGATCCTTATTCTGCAAATGGTGCAGCAAGCCAATACTTCGTTGTTGGTTATAAAGGAACTTCAGCATTTGATGCTGGTCTGTTCTACTGCCCATATGTACCTCTACAATTGGTAAGAGCAGTAGATCCTAGCACTTTCCAACCAAAAATTGGTTTCAAAACAAGATATGGCTTTACAGCTAATCCGTTTATCCAATTGGATGGTTCTGGCGATCTAGTTGCTGACGAGAACTACTACTACAGAAGAGTTAAAGTCACTAACTTAATGTAATCTTAGGACTCTAAGGTACAATCCTGAAAGGGGAGACTTCGGTCTCCCCTTTTTTTTGACTAAATAATTATATCGTTCATTCACTCTAAATGTAGCAGTGGACGGAAGTAAGTAGAATAGGAAAACCTCCCACGCAAGTGGGGCAAGCAAGTACCGAAAGGGAACGAGACCGACAATCTACCGAAGGAACGCAATAGGGGAACGGAAAGATTCTGTTCAGATATCAACCTATTACAATCTGGAGGAAACGATGACTACTTTCTACAGAGGTATCAAAGTCGATGGAAACATTGCCAAGGATGAGAAATTATCCAAAAGAGGTGGTGTTTACAGAGGTATTAAACATGGTGCCATATCAAAGGAAAGTGTAAAAGTCGCTACTGGTTTACAGTATCGTGGCATAGCACACTAACCTAAATTGATGGGTAAATCTGTTATATTCTTATAATCGGTTTGCCCATCTTTTTTTACTAAATAATTTCGGTGGTTATAAAAAAAATTCTTTTTATAACTAAATGTAAACACTTAATAGGAAAAACCATGTCCACAGTTATTAACTTAACGAAGAGCATGGTGCGAAAAACCAAAGCATTTGCCGAATTTCTAGCATACATTGCTCTTCCTTTAGGATTCCCTCTTGCCACATTCGTGACGATGCGAATGAGTTATTTTGGATACTAAAGAGAACTCACACAAAACACACGAGGACGATTGCGACTTTATGGTCGAGAATCCCATGTTATACATGGTGTTCATACCGACACTAGTTGTAGTCGTTCCTTGTACAATCGCTGCAACAGTTATCTGGTTTCATCAATATTATATCGGTGTCTAGTTTCTAAAACACCTAAATAGTAGCTGGAGATGTATTATGTCCAGATTGATTGAATTATACGAAAAGGCGATTGATTGGTTTCAAGTCACTTTCGAAATAGATTACTACAAGCTAATCCTGATGGCATTTTTAGCAGGAGTCGCTGTAGGTTTGCTTGCTCTGGGAATAGTGTTGTGAAAGAAAGTTTGTTAAAAGATATAGAGAACATCGATAAAATTATCGATAAGACTTCCGATCCTAAGTTGAAGGAAATGTGGAAGACCAAAAAAGACCTTAAAGAAAAAATAAAACAAAGGGAAAATGGCACCAGAGGAACTTCTAGCTAGACGGATTGCTAAACTTGAGCGAGTATATTTGCGTGCTCAAGACAAGCAGTTTAAAAAGATGTGGTCTACACACTTGCTACACTTAAAACGAAAACAAAAGAGGATAATTAATTGACAGCTTATTCAAATAAATTCCCAACTGATATTTCTCCATTAAATCCTAATGGCTTTACCTTTCAAGTTGATAGATTACCTGATACTACATTCTTTGTACAGTCAGTAAACTTGCCTGGAATTAATCTTGGTGAGTTTAATCAAGCTACACCTTATGTAGCCAATCCGATTCCTGGAGAAATAATCACATATCAAGAACTTGTGGTAGAGTTTCAGGTCGATGCACAGATGGTAAACTGGAAAGCTATACATGATTGGATGATTGGCTTAGGATTTCCAGAAAAATATGAACAATATCTCTCCTACTTAACAACAGATGAGAGAGCAAAGATATCTGAGATATCCCAAAACTACTCAGACTCTACATTACAAGTCTTATCAGGGCAAAATCAACCTGTAAAAACCTTTAATTTTATAGATTGTTTCCCTATTTCCCTAGAACCAATACAATTTGAAGCTAAAATGCAGGATGTGATGATGGTTTCTACTCGTGCGACCTTTAAATACGCATACTACACGATCTCATAACTTTACTTTTAAGAAAAAAACCTTTAGAATTAAGGTCTAAAGGAGTATTTTTACTATGAATTTACAAGAACTACAGGATGAATGGGCGAAAGACAGCTTGGTTGATGATGACCATCTAGATAAGGAAGCTGTACGCATTCCAAACCTACACCAAAAGTATTTAAAATTCCTAATGGAGTTCAAAATGAAACTCACTAAGCAAAGAGCAGAGTTTCATCAGCTAAGACGATTAAAAATTCGCTACTACAATGGTGAATTAGGTCGTGAAGAGTTAGAAGAACATGGTTGGGAACAATATCAAGGCATAAAACCCATAAAATCAGTACAAGATGACCTATTACATGGGGATGACGACCTAATTAAGATGACAGTACGCATATCTTACCTAGAAGACATGGTATATGCGTCTGAAAGCATCATGAAATCAATATCAAGTAGAGGTTGGGACATAAAAAACTCAATCGAATGGAAAAAGTTTATATCAGGTGCCTAAAATAACGATAGAAAAGGCGAGTAATATACATATTCGCTGTTTTTCGGAGCCTTCGGTAGAAGCAGAGCTCTCTGACTACTTCACATATGCTGTCCCAGGTGCACAATTCACACCACAGTACCGAAGTCGCTTATGGGATGGCAAAATTAGGCAATATGACAGAGTTCGTCATACACTTTACCTTGGATTATACCGATATGTTGAAAAATTTGCTGTTGAGCGAGGGTATGAGATAGAATGTAAGGATTTAATAGTAATTGACCGAAAAATACCCTTTGAAGAGGTAGAAAACTGGGTAGATTCCTTACAATTAGCATCCAAAGGACGAGAACTCGCTGTCAGGGAATATCAGGTTGAAGCTATACATAAAGCTCTAAATGATGAAAGAACGCTCCTAGTCTCTCCTACTGCGTCTGGTAAATCGCTAATCATCTATTCAACCCTTAGATACCTGCTAAATCAGGGCAAAAAAGCAATCATAATAGTACCAACGACCTCTCTCGTTGAACAGCTTTATAAAGACTTCGAAGACTATTCAAGCATAAATGGATGGAATGTACCAGACCATGTACAAAAATTATACTCAGGATTTACTAAAGATATAGATAAACAAGTATTGATTACGACTTGGCAGTCAGTTTATAAACAACCAAGACAATGGTTTGCTCAGTTTGATGTATGCTTCGGAGATGAAGCACATCAGTTTAAGGCAAGATCGCTGACTACTTGTATGGATAAATTAATTAATTGTAATTACAGGATCGGCACGACTGGTACGATTGATGGAAAGAAAGTACATAAGCTGGTATTAGAAGGTGTGTTTGGACCTGTCTTTGCTGTCACGACAACTAAAAAATTAATGGAAGATAAGAAGGTTGCCGAACTAGATATTACTTGCTTGTTATTAAAGTACGATGAATTAACAAGGCAAGGTAGAAAAACAAACAAGTATGCTGACGAGATGGACTTCTTAGTCACTAACGATGCTAGAAATAAATTTATTGTAAACCTTGCTGCAGATTTAAAAGGGAATACACTGGTACTATATCAGTTCGTACAGAAACATGGAATCCCATTATACGAAGACCTAAATAAAAAGGTAGATGGTTCAAAGGACATCTGGTTTGTATCGGGAGATACAGTCGTAAAGGATAGGGAAAAGGTCAGAGAAATAGCAGGTGATACTGACAACAATATCATAGTTGCTTCTTTTGGTACATTCTCGACTGGCATTAATATACCATCTATCGAAAACATTATTTTCGCTTCGCCAAGTAAAAGTAAGATACGAAACTTACAATCTATTGGTAGAGGTTTAAGATTGAAGGAGGGTAAAGAAAGTTGTAATTTGTATGATGTAGCTGATGACCTATCTTGGAAATCTTGGAAGAATCATACACTCAAACACTTTTCAGAACGACTTTCTATTTACTCAGAAGAAAAATTTAACTACAAGATTGTAGAGGTAAACATAAATGGATAAACTAATTAAAGAGGATGACGAGTTTATTTTGTTGAAGCTAACCACAGGGGAAACTCTAGTGGCTACTATTCGTGGTGAAGATACTGAAACTATTTCAGTTGAATATCCTTTTGAGTTAAAAACTATTCACGACAGACGACAAGATATGGTCGTTGATGTCACTGCTGCTGCACCATTTTGTGGTTTCGCAGAAGATAGAAAGTTTACCTTTAGAAAAGATAATCTAATGTTTACTAAATGTCTGCATAACTTTTCTATCCCCTTTTATATCGAGTTAGTTGAAGAATACGAAAGACTAGTCGATATCCCAGTGCCAAAGAAAAGATTATCCGATACTCAAGGAATGCTAAGAAAGACTGCTCAAGCTATGCAAGAAAGAGCCGAGGAAGTATTACCTGAAGATCCAAGATTAGAGGATACTGCAGAAGTTTTAGATTACTTGCTTTCTGGCATAGGCAAAAAGAAAAAGACAATCCATTGATAAGTATAACTCCCAAAGCTAAAGAATACATACAGAACAGACTTGTTGTCACAGGACACAAGTATGCTAGACTATCATTGAAAGGTGGTGGTTGTAATGGTTATGAATATGAGTGGAATGAAACTGACGATAGCAGTAATGCTACAATCGTCGAGGATATTATTGTGATTGATATGATGGCAAAACCTTTTGTTGATGGTTCCGAGATCGATTACAAAGAAGATTTCGCTGGATCGCATATCGAGATTATTAATCCGAATGTGACTAGTTCTTGTGGATGTGGAGAGTCTATTGGGTTTTAGTAATTACTTTATATTGCTTAACCCCCTACACCCCATAATCTACTCTGAAAAAACTTAAAAGTAAAGTCCCAGAATAAAAAAAATTATTATTATTTACTTTTAAGAAAGTTTTATATAGAATAATAATTATGAATGGAGTAATACATGGCTAATGCAAAGAAAAAGCCACAGCATTATGTTGACAATAAAAAGTTCCTACAAGCACTGAAGGAATACAAAGATGCATGCACTGCTGCTGAAAAGGCAAAAGAAGACAAACCAAGAATCCCAGAGTATATCGGCGAATGTTTATTGAAGATTGGTACACACCTTTCTTACAAACCAAACTTCATCAACTATACTTACCGAGATGATATGATATTAGATGGAGTTGAGAACTGCATTCAATACATACATAACTTCGACCCAGATAAATCAGGCAACCCTTTCTCATACTTTACGCAGATTATTTTCTATGCTTTCCTTCGCAGGATTAAGAAAGAGAAGAAGCAAACCTATGTGAAACAAAAGCTGATTGCTGAAATGGATGTTGACGCATTTATGGAAGCAGGAGAAGGGGATGAAGGCACTAACCAATATATTGAATATATGAAAAAGAACCAAACACTAGACCCATACTTTGAAGCAAAAGAAAAGAAGAAAAAGGAAAAGAAGTCGACACCTATAAGTGACGCAATGGATGATGAATAAAGACGATAAGAACATATTGGTAAATTTTATTCCACTTTTAATTCTTGTTGTTGTGACAGTATTGGGAAGTTTGGCTCATTACTTATTTACTACAGGAGTGGAAAAAACAATCGTTGGATATAACGAAGAAACTGGTAAATTTATTATGAAGGAAGCGAAAGCACAAGAAGCTGGTACTATTACTATTGACCATGGTGATAGTTGTTATGCAGTAGAAGGTGTATTCGTTGTTTGCGGTCAATGAGTAAAGTTGCAATTATAACCGATTTACATTTCGGTGCTAGAGGAGATGCTCTAACTTTTTTAGATTATATGGATAAGTTCTATACGAACACTTTCTTTCCTACACTAAAAGAGCGAGGTATCAAAACTATCTTAAATCTTGGCGATACTTTCGATCGTCGTAAATACATAAATTATAATTCATTAAAAAGATCTAGACAAATGTTCTTCGATCCTATTCGTGATAATGGGATGGTTATGCATATGCTTGCTGGTAATCATGATACTTATTATAAGAACACTAATGATACAAACTCTATTGATTTACTATTAAATGAATACAGCAATATTAATGTAATGGCAGAAGCCATGGATATAACAGTTGATGGTCGTAAGATATTTATGCTTCCCTGGATTTGTAGTGATAACTACGAACAAAGTATGGAAAGATTGAATGATAGCGAAGCAGAAATATGTATGGGGCATTTAGAGATTGCTGGTTTCGTAATGCATCGTGGGGTTAAATCTCATGGTGGTTTAAATGCAGAAAGGTTTAGAAAGTTTGGTTTGGTTTATTCAGGTCATTACCATCATAGGAACAACGATGGGCATATATATTATCTTGGGAATCCTTATGAATTAACATGGGCTGACTATAAAGATCCTAGAGGTTTTCATATATGGGATACAGAAACTATGGAACTTGAGTTTATAGAAAACCCATATACCATGTTTGAAAGAGTAGAGTACGATGATGTGACAAATGATTACACTGATTACGATGCTTCTATTATGGCAGAGAAATATGTAAAAGTTATTGTAAATAATAAATCAGACTTTAAAAAGTTTGATGACTTCTTGAAAAAGATTTACAAAGCTAACCCACACGATGTAAGAATACTTGAGGATTTTGCTGAGTTTCAAGATGGCGAGATTGACGAAGAACTTAATTTAGAAGATACTATGAATATATTGACTAGTTATGTTGAAAGTGTAGAAACAACTTTAGATAAGGAAAAGATTACAGGTTTCCTTCGTGGGTTATATGCTGAAGCACAACAGTTAGAGAGTGAAACATCTGAATGATTACATTTGAAAAGATTAAATGGCGAAACCTGTTAAGTACAGGAAACGCATGGACTGAAGTAGATCTTAATCGTTCTACTACTACATTAATTGTAGGTAAGAATGGTGAGGGTAAATCTACTATCCTTGACGCATTAATGTTCTCTTTATATGGTCGTCCTTTTCGTAAAGTAAAAAAAGACCAACTGGTAAATAGTATCAATGGTAAGAATCTAGAAGTAGAGATTGAGTTTACCACACATGGCAAGCACTATAAAGTATTACGAGGTGCTAAACCCAACAAGCTAGAGATCTGGTCAGATGGTATTAAGCTAGACTCGTTCGCAAGTAATGCTGATACACAAACTTATTTACAAACTCAAATAATAGGTTTTGAGTGGCGAACATTTAGTAAGATGGTTATTCTAGGATCTGCTAGTTATCTACCATTTATGCAGATGGGGCAATGGCATAGACGACAAGTTATTGAAGATATTCTTGAGATTCGTATTTTTAGAACTATGAACGAGTTGCTTACTGATAGAATGAAACTTACTAAGGAATCGTTGGTTGCTGCAGAGAATGCTATTACTATTGCTAAGAAAGATGTAGATGCTCAAAAAGAATTACTTGAACAATTAAGTACTGTAAAAGAAGAAGCTGTAGAAAAGATAAACGAAAAGCTACGAGTAAATGAAGAAACTATTAATAACACTACTGCTCAGGTTGAACAACTAATGAAAGATGTTGATTACTTGAATACTCAAATATCTGATAGTGGTACTGTAAACGATGATATTGAAAAAGTTAAACAGATGATGGCTGGTTTCAATAATAAGAAAGCAGGTATTAATAAAGATATACAGTTCTTTGAAGATAATGAAATATGTCCACAGTGTGAGCAAAGTATTGAAGAGTGTCATAAGAATGATATTGTCACAAAGTTAAGAGATAAACTTGGTAAGACTATGAATGATTACGATACCATTTCTCAAGCACTGGAAAAACTAAATAAAAGATATGACGAGATTGCGTCTATCAACCAGACCATTATGTCAAAGAACACAGAGGTAAGTGCTCTCAATCAATCACTTAGTTTGTTGGGAAAAACAAATAAGGACTTGGTAGAAGAACAATCTAATCTAAATATAGATGATGATAATGTTGTAAATCAAAAAGCTAAACTGAAAGACTTAGCCAAGTTAGCAGTTGATGCTTTAGAGGAGAAAACTAGTATTGAAGAACAAAAACAAATCGAAGATGTATCTAAAACTCTTCTGGCTGACACAGGTATCAAAACTGAGATTATTCGTCAGTACCTTCCCATCATTAACAAACTTATTAACAAGTATCTACAAGCTATGGATTTCTTCGTTCACTTTGAACTTGATGAAGATTTCAATGAAACCATTCGCTCAAGATACAGAGACGAGTTTACCTATGACAGTTTCTCGGAAGGTGAAAAGTTGAGGATAGACCTTGCGATACTATTTACTTGGAGACAAATAGCCAAGATGAAGAATTCAGTAAATACGAATCTATTACTGCTTGATGAAATTTTTGATAGCAGTATGGATACGAGTGGTACTGATTTGTTCCTACAGGTATTGAATGAGATTGGTGAGGGAACAAATGTTTTCGTTATATCCCATAAAGGAGACCAACTTTTTGATAAGTTTAGAAGTGTACTAAAATTTGTCAAGAAGAATGACTTCTCATCAATTCAATTAGGAGCATAACATATGAACGCACAAGCATATTTAATGGAACAATATAATAAAGTAAATTTTAAACATCAAGAACTTCATGCTGAAGTCGAAAAATATAAGTACGACTCGGAGAAGGTTAAAACACTAAAACACATGAAGTTGAAACTAAAAGATAAAATGACTAAATTGGAGACACAATTAGGAATTAGTTAATGAATATTCTAGATAATGTAAAAGGTGAATTAATACCATACGACGATCCGATACTAACTTCCCCACAAGAAGATTGGAAGTTTGACGAGTATCCGCAGGAAGAAGCTGCAAAACTTGGATTGTTGTTAATCGAATCTTCTAAAAAATTAGGAGGAGCAGGTTTGTCGGCAAACCAAATAGGATTGCCTTACAAAGTTTTTTGCCTTACTCCTGAAGAAAGTTTCGGATTACCGAACATGGCAATGTTCAACATGGAGATAGAAGAGTCCTCGGAAGATGTAAATACAATGACCGAAGGTTGCCTATCTCGACCCAACCTCTGGCTCATGGTCACAAGACCTAGAGTAATCAAAGTAAAATACCAAACATTTACAGGCGAAGAAGTAAGAACAACCCTTAATGGTTATCTTGCTCGTGTGTTCCAACATGAGTATGACCATATGCTAGGCATCGATTTTACACAACGAGTGTCTAAGATGAAGCTAGATAGAGCCATCAAAAAGATGAAAAAAGACGAAAAAAAGGGTAGAACAACGCAAGTAATTAGAGGAAATTTCAATTAAAGTTATAAGTATTTGTTTTTTAATAACAAAAAAGTTTAAAAAAAGTAAAAAAAACCTTTACTTTTGGAACAAATTCAGGTAGAATACTTGTATAAATTGAAAAAGTTGAGAGGTAATATGACTAATTCTAAAGATGTTCTTGCTAAATTGCTTAGTACGGAAGATGTAAATGTCGTTCGTGCTGAGGTTCCTACTGCATCATTCGATGTAAAAAATCGTGTACTTACACTTCCTACATTCGTAAATGTAGATGAGTCGGTTGAAAACCTTATGATTGGTCACGAGGTTGGTCATGCTCTTTGGACTCCAGTAAAAGGAGTGACTGAAGAAATGGCTAAGGATAAACTTCTTAAAGCATATGCCAATGTTATTGAAGATGTTCGTATCGAGAAAATGATACAAGCTGAATATCCTGGATTGCGTCAAGACTTTATTAAAGGTTATAAGAAACTTGCTGATGACGACTTCTTCGGTATCGGTAAAAAAGATATCAACTCTCTTCAACTTATTGACAAAATTAATCTTTACTTCAAGATTGGTCTTAAATCTGGTATCAAGTTTTCTAAAGAAGAGTTCGAGATTGTATCTCGTGTAGACAGCTGTAAAACTTTCAAAGAAGTAATTACTCTTGCTAAAGAACTTTCTAATTACTCTCGTAAGAAAAAACAAGAGGAAGAAGAAGCAATGAAGCAAGAGATGCAAGCTATATCTGATGAGTTAGCTGAAATGGATCTTGAAGAAGAACTTGAAGATCTTCAAGAGGTTGGTGGAGATGTTGATGATGGTGATTCTGATGATGAAACAACTGAAGAAGAGTCTGAAGAATCTGAAGCTGGCAACGCATTCGGTGACCAAGCTGGTGATACTCAGCAAGAGCAAACTGCTGGTGAGTTTGATAATCCTTATGACTATAATGATGATGAAGAACTTAGAGGTTTCACTCAAGACAACTTAGATAAAACTATGAGCGACCATGCTCAGTTCGAGGGTAAGATCTTTCGCAATGTTGAAGTCCCAGAGTTTCCTTTCGGTGTAGATCCTATTATTGACCACAAAGAAGTCATGAATATCTTGACTAAGAGAGGAACTAATCGTTGGGGTGAGGAAGAAGATACTCCTCTGAGTAAAATGATGAATGATTCTAAATTCATTACTGATAGTGGTCATTATGCATATCTTCCAGAGATTGACTGGAATACTGATAACTGGGAAAAAGATCGTGGTAGAAAATTCTTGGGTTATACTTCTGGTGCTTACTATAAAGAAGATTACAAAAACTTCCAAGATTCTATCAAAAAAGATATTGACTTTATGGTAAAAGAGTTCGAGATGAAAAAGTCTGCTCAAAGATATGCTCGTACTCAAACTGCTAAGTCTGGTCAGTTGAATGTAAATAAACTTTACAGCTACAAGCTGACTGAAGATCTTTTCAAAAGAGTACAAGTATGTGCCGATGATAAAAATCATGGTTTCATTATGCTAGTTGACTGGTCTGGTTCTATGCATAATGTAATGAGAGATACTATGCGTCAGGTTATTACTCTTGCGACTTTCTGTCGTAAAGTAAATATTCCTTTCCAAGTTCTTGCTTTCTCTAACCACGATAACTACTCTGCTAATGCTTCTCAAAAAGAAAGTGAGCAGTACAAAAAAGTTGTAGAGTATTACCAAGTGGAAAAAGAGCAATTACACTTTATGAGTAGATCTTCATGCTGGTTGTATGAATTGCTTACTCACGAGATGTCTCAAAAAGATTTTGATGAAATGGCATTTATGATGCATAGTTTCATGTGGCACTACTCTTACACTTTATCTTTGAGTGGTACACCTCTTACTGAAGCACTTGAGTGTTCTGTTGGTATCGTTGGTCGTTTCATCAAGAAACACAATATTGATAAAATGAATTTTATCACTCTTACTGATGGTGCTGGTTATGCTAAAGGTATGCAAGATAACTGGGAAAAGATGGACCAAGTATATGGTAAAGGTTGGAATGGTCGATGGAAAGAAAAGATTGATACTCTTATCGATCCTGTCACCAAGAAAAAATACATAGTTTCAGGTGATAGAGAAAAATACGACTGGGCATACTTGGATATGATTAGTAATAGGTACAACTGTTCAACTGTCGGATACTTTATCGGTAGAAATACTTATCAAGGAATCCGTGAGTTTGCTCACTTCAATATCAAAGGAGACATGTGGTCTTTGGACTTGGACAAGATGAGAGCCACTTGTCGTAAGAATGGTGGCTGGATGTCACTAAAAGATTGTGGTCGTGACGAGATGTTCTTCCTAGATTCTAAGAAACTTAATCCTGTCTCACAAGAGATAGAGGTTGATGGTCAGAAGTCATCTGCTCAGATTGCTAGAGCATTCTCTAAAGGTATGAAACAAAACAGGCAGAGTAAAGTTCTAATGAGCACATTCGTAGAGAGGGTAGCATAATGTCAGCAGAAGCAAAGTTTTGTAAGTTGTATGAAGAAATGTATGACTTTTGTGAAGAAAATGATTTGGGAGATCCTTTCGTTGGTGGCAGAGGTAAAGAGATCCACATGGCTGGAAAGTTAGGACATAAAGTAAGTGAGACATTTTCAGGTGCAGATGCTTATGACGAGGAAGGTGGTTGTGAATATAAATCAACCATTAGTCGCCATTGGAAAATTAAATATACAGTCTCTATCCAGTCGACATGGAAAAAACAATTAGATTATTTAAGGCATGAAAAAATTGTCAAATACAAAAACCATTACCATGCAAGATACGAAGGTGGTAAGGTTGTTGAATTGTGGAAGCTGTCTGGTGAGGATGTATTAAAACTCCTGAGACCAAAGCTGAAACGAGCATATGATAACTTAAAGAAAAGTGATATGAACAAAGCATGCCCAGTACTCAAAGCAGAACTTTGTGGGCAAGAGATTACTTCACATGGTGAGCGAATCATATGACAGAACAAGAAATAAAAGAAAAGATTAAGCAAAGACGAACACAGATGTTAGTCCACTCCTGCATATATTATGAGTTGAATGACAACATTGTACCTGATGCAGTGTGGCAGAAGTGGGCTGACGAACTTCGTGATTTGCAAAACGAACATCCATTGCTTTGTCAAATAGAACATTTTGATGAAGCATTCGCTCGGTGGGATGGATCCACTGGTCATCATTTACCTCTCAGAGATCCGTGGGTTTTTAACCGAGCGACACAATTACTTGAAGCAAAAGAGAAAGGATTTGGCTCATGGCTGTAAAAGAAAAAACACCAGCACCCAATGCTAAACTAAGATACCATGTAAAACGAAAAGGCAAAAGATTTGCTGTTATCGAAAATGGTGGAGATTATGTAAACAAAGTTATACATGAAACTTCTGATAAAAAAGAAGCATATGCCATTTCTAAATTACAAGGGAGAACACAACAATGGGCACCCAATGGTGGTGTGCCTTTGTTTCTATGCCCATGACATACATCGTTCCTGAAAAAGTTTATTACATACATATCCCCAAAGCAGGTGGTACAAGTGAAAAGTACAAGCTGATAGATTTGTATGGCGATGCTTTGGTAGAAGTGCCTACAGGAAAACACAGTCCTTATGATGAGAAGTATGCCCATTATGATTGTATCTATACTCATGTAAGAAATCCACACACTCGAATGCTATCAATGTATTTGTTTCATTTTGAACTTAACCATATGCCAGAAAAACATATTGATAAGGAGAGATGGACTTTTCTTGATACAGAATTTAGATGGAAGATATCCAAAGTTTTTGGTTCAAACTGGAAAGACATAAGTGATTTTGATAAACTAATTATGCAAAAAATGAAACCACTACATAGTAATATCTCACCTGATAATTATGTGAAGTGGTTAGAGTTGGTGGGCAAAGCTAACGATAGGATGGATCCTAATGCAGAAAAAAACTCAATAATTCGTCCATTCGTTCAACAGCATTTGTGGGTATCAGATAATGTACATGTGAAAAAGATTGAAGATGAAAAAGGTTTCGCAAAATTAAACCAAACAAGCAGAATGCCTGGACATAATGATGATGAATATCTAGAAGCAGGTCGTTCACTTATTGAGCAATATTACTCAGAAGATTTAAGGAGGTTCGGATATTAAAACATATTCAGGATACAAAGGTGTAATAGGAATATTAACCAGCACCCATCAAAGTGTTCAACAAGTATTGCGTTGTATGGAGTCTTGTAAGGGATATCCTATCTGGGTACATGATAATAGCAATGACTCGAATCATATTCAGATAATGGAAAAGGCAGTAAAAAATAGGTGCCATTATTTTTCTTCTAGTATTTCTAACAATACTCCAGGCAAGGGAAAAAATACTTTGATGAAACAATTTGCTATGGACACCAACTTAAGATTTTTTGATTACTGCTATTTGATAGATAGCGATGATGAATGGGGAGACACCTTACCTGAATTATTTAAGAAGCATTACACTGGAGATATCTTACTGTTATCTGGTCAGAAAAATCTTTGGCATGGTAAATCATTAAAAACTCATGCTGAGATGGTAAAAGAAGTTCTTAATCATGTTGGCGAAGACTACACTGTTCCAGACTTCTCTACGAAAACTATGATGGAAATGAATGAGATGCTTTCTAAGTTTTATAAACACCCAAATGGCGAACAGGGTACAGTAAATAGACTAATAGGATTTAATAAAACAGCACACCATAAACTTCAGTTCCATGAAGATATTCGTATGGGTGAAGATCTTCTGTTTATGGTAGATGCTGTAATGGCAGAAAAAAGAGGAGAACTGAAACTAAATTATTTACACGATGAAAATCTATATGTTTACAATATGAACGAGCAAGGTGTATGGATATATAATATGACCAGACCAAAAGAGAAGTGGCTCAGTTTATTTAGAAGCCACTTACCGAAATCACTTCCAAGAAACATTCACAAATATAAGGTAGAGTGGATATGAGCAAGTTTAAATTTTATCTAGAAATAATTACCTGTCTGTTTATTATCGCAGGTGTGCTACGACATTTTTAACGAGGAGAACTATATCATGGGAAAACACATCAAAACAAGTATGGACTATAAAGTCATTGACTATCTAGCCATTGAATTGTGGAGAAAGGATCCAAACAACAAAGTGCTACATACATTTATGGGCATGAAAAATGAAGAGGGCAATCAAATTAATAAAGCGATTGACACTTATGAGAAGACAGGCGAGTTCCCGACCCATTACAATACTGATGGGACATGGCAATATGAGTCTGGACAGATAAGTTTTGACGCATTTTTACAGCATGAAGACCCCACTGGAATAGAAAAAGCAAAAAAAAGTTATAAGTAATTGATTTTTAATAGCAAAATAATTTAAAAAAAGTAAAAAAGTCCTTTACTTTTGGATCAAAATCAGGTAGAATACTTGTATAAATTGATAATGTTAATAGTGAGGTATATATTATGACAAACTTATCTAAAGAAACTGCCTTCTTAGAAAAAGCATTTGAGCTTTTTCCTGAAGTTAGTGAGTCAAGAGAAATGACTCATTCACAGCTTCAAGCTGTGAGGGATGCTGGGGTATCGGTTCCTGGCACAGTATGGGAAAACAAAGTTGCTGGTTCACGACCTGCTCTTTATGTTATTCCTGGTGGTTCGGTGACTGCTCCGATTGCTTCAGAGCCAGTTGTTTCTGAGCCTGCTCCGATTGTTGCTCAAAAATCTTCAGTGGTTTCTACCACTCTAGATAAAAACAGTTTGGTTCCTGCGAAGGATCCTAACTATGTTCCTTTCGGAAACTACAGAGATCTACAGGTTATTATTAAATCTGGTATGTTCTACCCTGCCTACATTACAGGTCCTACTGGTAATGGTAAATCTACTTCTGTTGAGCAGATTTGTGCTAATACCAACAAACCTTTAATTCGTGTAAACCTTAACACCATGACTGATGAAGACCAATTGATTGGTTCTAAAACTTTGGTTGATGGTAATGTTGAGATCGTAGAAGGTCCAATCGTTATCGCCATGAGATATGGTATCCCTCTTCTTCTTGATGAGATTGATGCTGGTGGTGCTAACACCCTTCTTTGTTTACAGCCGATCCTTGAAGGAAAGCCATTTTATTTCAAACTTAAAAATGAAATGATTACTCCTGCTAAAGGATTTAATATCTTTGCTACTGCTAACACCAAAGGTAAAGGATCTGACGATGGTCGATACATTGGTACGAATGTACTTAATGAAGCATTCCTTGAAAGGTTTGCTGTGACTTTCAATCAACCTTACCCAAGTGAAAAAGTTGAGTTGCAGATTGTTCAAAAGTTGTTTGTTCACTTTGGTTTTGCTGACCAGAAGAAAACTCTCAACATCAATCCACATCTTGATGACTTTGCTAAAAACTTAGTTAAGTGGGCAGCAGTTGTTCGTAAGACTTTTGATGATGGTGGGTGTGATGAAAACATCACGACTCGTAGATTGACTCACATTGTTCGTGCCTTCTCTATCTTCAAGAATGAGAAGAAAGCAATTGAACTTTGCTTGAACAGGTTTGATGATGTCACTAAAATGGCATTCCTTGACCTTTACACTAAAATCGCTTCAGGGGAACATGAAGATTCTCCTGAAGTTTCTGAAGAGGAGTCTGAATAATGGAGTTAGTCGGATACGAAAATCTTACTAAGTTTCAGAGACGATGGGTAGATAACATGATTGAGATCTACCCTGACCTCGTGAGTGGTGGTGCTATTACTCTTGAGCAATGTACCGAAGGCATCGTAAAGCTAAAAGCCAAACATGCTGAGGATCCTACATTCCCCAAGATTGGTACACCTAATTGGAATTATAAAATCAACAAGATCGACAAAGGCATCTATTTCTTTCCTGCACCAAATGCAGATCCTGAGATGGCGATTCGTGAAGCAGAGGATATAAGAATATCTCGTTTACCGAAACCGAAGTTTGTCATAAAAGACGAGGAAGATGCCGATTTCGTGAAGGAACTGAGGGAGTTCGGTATTGATATCGAAACCACTGAAGAGGGTGGTGCTTCAGTTCCTGACCTGAGGGATTCATCTGTTATTGACTGACGATAGCTGATGATAGAGTGGGCAGGACTGCCATCTCCTGCCCACTTGTTTTTTTTATAGTGGAGTAGGACTCGTAGCTCAACTGGACAGAGCAAGAGACTTCTAATCTCTAGGTTGCAGGTTCGAGTCCTGCCGAGTTCGCCACTTTACTTTTAAGTTTTTTTAATATAGAGTATGTAATATGAAAAAGAAAATATCAGACATTATTCCTATAGACTATAAATTTAATGAAGATAAACTTATTGAGGATTTTAAAAAATATATTGATAAGACTTATCAAGGACATTACAGTAAAAATTCATTTCAGGCAAGTGAGTTTATAATTGACTGTGGTCATGGTATGGGATTTTTTATGGGCAATGTATTGAAGTATGCCCAAAGGTATGGTAAGAAGGATGGCTACAATCGAGCCGACATCTTAAAAATACTTCACTATGCGTTGATGGCTTTACATCAACATGATATAAACCAATCTGAGGAGAAAAATATATAATGAAACTTTCGAAAGAAACTTTGAGTGTCCTTAAGAACTTTGCCACTATTAATGGCAACATTCTTATTAAGACTGGGAATCGTTTATCAACGATCTCCGCACAAAAAAATGTTATGGCTTCTACTACTGTCAGTGAAAACTTTGACAGTGACTTCGGGATCTATGACTTGAACGAGTTCTTGGGTGTGTACAGTTTATTTGCTGACGATCCTGAACTTGCATTTGATGAAAAATTTGTCACAGTTGCTAATGGCAAATCTAAAGTAAAGTATTTTGCTGCAGATCCATCAGTACTAGCATCGCCAACTAAAGATGCTCTTCCTGTTGATGAAGATATTAAATTTGAATTATCTCGTTCATCTTACGACATGATTATGAAAACATCTTCAGTCCTAAGATCTAACGATGTATCTTTTATTGGTAAAGATGGTAATATCACTGTGGTTGTGGCTGATAAGAAAAATGCTACTTCTAATTCTTGGGACTCTGTTGTCGGTCAAACTGATAAAGAGTTTAAAGTGAACTTCAGGATTGATAATTTTAAAATGCTTGAGGGTGATTACGAAGTCTCTATTTCTAAGAAAAGGATTTCTAAGTTTGCTTCAAAGATGAATGACTTGACTTACTTCATCGCAGTTGAAGCTGACTCTACTTTTGACTTTTAATTTATTATGAGATTTATATTATGGATGAACAATTTATTTGGGTCGAGAAATATCGACCACAAACTATTGATGAGTGTGTCTTACCAGAGAGTTTAAAAGATACATTCAAAGAGTTTATTGCAAGTGGGCAACTACCGAACTTTCTGTTCTGTGGTTCAGCTGGTTGTGGTAAGACCACAGTAGCCAGAGCACTTTGCAATGAAGTCGGTGCTGAGTATCTGTTCATTAATGGATCGGAGGAATCTGGCATTGATGTGATACGAACTAAAATCAAAAACTTTGCTTCGTCTGTTTCCCTGACAGACTCAAAGAAAATCGTTATTCTTGATGAAGCTGATTATCTAAATCCGAACAGTACTCAGCCAGCACTAAGAGCATTTATCGAAGAGTTCTCTGGGAACTGTCGATTTATCTTCACTTGTAATTTTAAGAATAGGATTATTGAGCCACTACATTCTAGGTGTGCTGTTATTGAGTTTAGAACTACTGCTAAACAAAAACCAGCAGTTGCTACAGCTTTCTTCAAAAGAGTCACTGATATTCTTGCTAAGGAAGGTATAGAGCATGACCAGAAGGCAGTCTTAGAACTAATACAAAAACACTTCCCTGACTTTCGTAGAGTACTAAACGAACTACAAAGATATTCAGTATCAGGTAGGATAGACTCTGGTGTTATGATTAATGTCAGTGAAGACTCTTGGAATAATCTGTTCTCGCTACTGAAAGATAAGAACTTTAAAGAAGTTCGTAAATGGGTCACAGCAAATGGTGACATTGAAACAACACAATTATTTTCTGATTTATTTAACAATGCTAATGATAAACTGACTGCCGAGTCTGTACCACAACTGGTATTAATCTTGGCTGACTATCAGTACAAAGCAGCATTTGTGGCTGACCATGAACTGAATAAAATGGCAGCACTTACAGAGATAATGGCATCCTGTAAGTTTAAATAATGGCAAATCCATTTCTATACATAAATAATATCACTAACGACAAGAAGGATTTATTTAAGGATAATCCTCTTGCTGACAAAGACTATGCACCTTTTATAGTCAATCGTGGTCTAGGATATTTTCCTGATACTATTATGCAAGCAAACCTGATGAATAGGTATGGAGACATCCCTAAGTCTTGGCAATACTATTTTTTACTAAATACTATTACAAAAGGCAAAAGGTTTTCGAAGTGGCATAAAGCTGAAAAGCAGACCGAGTCCTTAAAGCTGGTTATGGAATATTATGGATATTCACCAGATAAGGCTCGTCAGGTAATGGATATATTAACAACTGACCAGATGAGCATAATTAAAGAAAGATTAAATAAAGGTGGTAAATAAAATGTCAGTTGAAATGATACATTACGATTGGTCGCCAGAGTCGATGTTAGAAGTCACTCTGCCTGAACCAGATAATTTTTTAAAGGTGAGAGAAACTTTAACGAGGATAGGAATCTCTTCTCGCACAGAGAACAAGCTATTTCAATCTTGCCATATTCTTCACAAGCAAGGCAAGTATTTCATAGTACACTTCAAAGAACTTTTTGCATTAGATGGCAAAGAATCTAATATAGCCAATAATGATATTGAAAGAAGAAATACAATTGCTGTACTATTACAGGATTGGGAACTCTTAAAAATTGTGAAACCTGAGCAAGCAGAGCCAAAAGCATCCTTGTCTCAGATTAAGGTTTTATCCCATAAAGATAAATCTTCTTGGGAATTAGTACCTAAATATAACATTGGTAAAAAGAAATAGGAGAGTAAATGGCTGACGCAAAGATTAGTGAACTTCCAGTACTAGCGACCCCAGAGTCCATTGATAAACTACTGATTGTTGACACTTCCGAATCTACTACAAAACACATTACATATGGAAGTTTGGTTTCTACCTTACAAGGTGCCAATGTAACACTTGCTGCACTAGGTGATGTAAACCTTACTGGATTGTCTAATGGTAATGTAATTAAATACAATGCTTCTGCTAACGAATGGCAACCAGGCAGTGACACAGCTGGTATCTTATATACTGACTTGTCAGCAATTAATGCTTCGGCATCTGGTGGTGGTTCTTTAGCATTTAACAATGTCACAGGTGTATTTACTAATACTCCACCTGACTTGTCGTCATTCATTACAGCTTCATCTACCGATACACTAACTAACAAATCTGGTAATATATCAATGTTCACTAATAACAGTGGATATATTACAGCATCTTCATCTGATACTCTTACCAACAAAGCTGGTAATATATCAATGTTTACTAATGATGCTAATTACCTGACCACAACATCAACTAGTACACTAACAAATAAAACTATTGATGCTGACGCAACAGGAAACTCTATTACAAATTTAGAAGATGCTAACATAAAAGCATCTGCTGCGATTGACGCAACTAAGATTGCTGATGGCTCAGTCACGAATACTGAGTTTCAACATCTTAGTACTGTGACTGGTAATGTACAAACACAGATAGATGCTAAAGCAGATACTTCTTCGCTGGCAGCATCAGCAACTACCGATACCACTAATGCTTCTAATATAGGGAGTGGTACATTAAATAAAGCTAGACTGCCTGCATCTATAGACGCAGATACTACTGGAAATGCAGCAACAGCAACCTCTGCTACAACTGCTACTAACACAACAAATTTACCTAGCACAACTCTAGGAGACAACCAAACTTATATCATGGCTTATATTTTTGATGCTGGAGCAGGAACGAATATGTATTCTATTGCTGTTAATGGTACTGTGTCTGGAGATAAATTATATGTATCAGCATTTACCCCAACAACAACAGACATCGGTCCAGGGTATCAAGGAAATTTTCAACCACCAGCAACTGCTTCAGGAGATAATGCTGGGGACAATATTAATATATGGACACAAGTAGACTCTGGTGGTACAAGCACTTGGAGAAACATGGGTCCACAAGCTGCAGTTTCGTACGATCCTGCTGGTAGTGATTGGTACAAAGTACCAGCATTATTCGTGAGGATCTCGTAAAAAAATTTATATAAAGGACTTGAAATTTTTGTAATGATACCTATATATAATGTAGAGAATGCCATAATGGGTTCTCGTAATTTAAACTCGCTTCATAAAGGAGGAAAACTATGAACGCAACATTTAATGTTTGGAGAGATACTTCTCCATTTTCAATTGGCTTTGACAATCTATTTGATACATTCGATAGAGTTAATGCTATTCACAAATCAGAAAGCTACCCACCATACAATATCAAAAAACTCAGCGATGAGAAGTTTGCTATTGAAATGGCTGTGGCTGGATTTTCTAAAAAAGATATTACAGTTGAACATCAGGAGAACACTTTGACAATCAAGTCAGTGCCTTCTGAAACTAAAACTGAAGAGGAATATGTACATCAAGGTATTTCTAAAAGAAACTTTACTCGTACATTTACAGTCGCCGATGATGTAGTAGTCAAAGGTGCTTCTCTAAAAGACGGAATGCTTTCTGTCGAACTCGAAAGGATTATTCCTGAAGAGAAAAAACTTAAAGTCATCGACATTAAGTAATTAACCAAGTCCCTCCTCCCGATGGAGGAGGGCACCACTTTAATATGGAGATATTATGAAAGAAGATAAAATTAAATTGTTTATGATGAACTCAGGTGAGATCGTTGTAGCTGAAGTGATTGATGCAGGTCCAGAGCATTTTGAAACTAACATGCCAAGTATGCTAGTGACCGAAGCACCAAATGAACAAGGTAAATCCCAAGTTGGCTTGGCACCTTACTGTCCATATGGCGACCCAAATAACTCTATTACTTTTTACAAGAACTCTATTCAATCGGTTGTAAATCCAACCAAACAACTTAAAGACGAATATAAAAGGATCTGGGGCAGTCCTAGTATTGTGACTCCCGAAAAAAAACTAATTGTATAACTTTACTTTTAACTTAAAAAGGAGTAGAGTTATATTATGAAGTTTTATACCAATGTTCATCCGCATGGTAATCAGCTTCTTGTCAGGTATATTTCAGGTGGCAAGAGACGAGCTGAAAAGATACCATTCAAACCTAGTGTCTGGGTGACACGAGGTAAAGGTGAAACACCATACAAAACTCTAAAAGGGCAACCTGCCTATAAAATCCAACAAGCAAGTATTAAAGATGCTAAAGACTTCGTTCGTCAATACGAAGAAGTTATGGAAGTGCATGGTCAAACTCAATGGCATTATCAATATATGCACGATGAGTTTAAGAATGATATTGAATGGGATAAAGAACTAATTAAGATTTGGTCAATAGATATTGAGACTGAAACTGAAGAAGGGTTTCCGAATATTGAAAGAGCCAATGAAAAACTGCTTCTTATTACTGTACAAGATAATCACTCAAAAGAGATTGTCACTTTTGGTACTAAAGAATATACAGGCGACGCAAGGCAACATGATAATTGGCGATATGTATATTGTCGTGATGAAAAGATTTTATTTCACAAGTTTCTAGATTACTGGATTGAAAATTATCCTGATGTAATTACAGGTTGGAACTCTCAGTTTTTTGACCTCGCATATTTATGGCGACGCATGTGTCATGTTATTGGTGAAGACCATGCTCGTAGATTGTCTCCCTGGAAGATTGTACATGAAAGAGAGATATATGTAAAAGGTAATAAAGAGTTCGCCATAGCAATCGCAGGTATTGCTCAGCTTGATTATCTTGACCTCTACAAAAAATATACTTACACAGCACAAGAGTCTTATCGTCTAGATAATATTGCATTCGTTGAACTTGGTCAAAAGAAACTTGACCATAGTGAGTATGCAACCTTCTCAGAGTTTTATAAAAACGACTGGAATAAATTCGTAGATTATAATGTCATTGATACTGTATTGGTTGATAGACTAGAAGATAAAATGAAGCTGATTGAACTTCAGCTTACTATGGCATATAATGCTAAGATTAATTATGATGATGTATTCTCTCAGGTTCGTATGTGGGATATGATTGTTCACAACTATCTGATGAAAGTAAATGTGGTAATACCACCCAAGTCTAGTAAAGATAAATCAACACAGTTTGAAGGAGCATTTGTAAAAGAGCCATTGGTTGGTTTACACAAATGGGTTGCTTCGTTTGACTTGAACTCGCTGTATCCACACTTGATTATGCAGTATAACATATCTCCTGAAACTTTACAACAGGAATCTGTTGAAAAAGGTGTTGACCATTATCTTAAAAACCCTGCTAAAGATTCTGAGTATGCTGTTGC